CCAACTGATAGCCAGAATACTTAAGAGATTCAAAATTTTGGTCTTTCCAAATTCCATTAAAATAAGATTCCATTATGCGAAGTCAATAATATCTTGACAATTGTAGAAACCAATTGAGGTATCCCAACTGGGTGCTAATGTCAATTTAGGTCCTATGCAATAGTTTCTAATGTATGCACCGTACTCTTTCTGACCATTCGCATCCCATTCAAACCCTACTTTATCTAAGAAATGTCTAGTTGGACAAGTAATAAAATTTGGTTTTTTTGCTTTTCTAAAAAATTGTCTCATTGATAAATTATGTTTTTGATTATACTTTTTAAAATTTTCTACGTTGCGAGGGTCATGATTACCAATCTCTTCATCAGGATCATCTACAACTTGCCATGCAGTATACTTAGGATAATTTTTTGCAAATGTCATGGAAGTCAACCATCTGTCATCACAAAGATCTTTATCTCTGAATACAAAGATCATTTTATTATTAGGAAATGTTTTATCTAACCATTCTAAGTTTTGTTTTTCGCAGAAAAAGTGGCACTTGATCATATAACTCTGCTCATTGTTTACCTCTGCATAAGGTTTCAATGCTTCTTCAATAAAACTTTCTTTAGTATGATATTTTGGTAAGTCTTGAAATCCCTCACCAAACTCACAACCAGGTCCGCTAAAATGACCTTTATGTTCAACATAATATTTTGTTTGTACTTTCTCCCACCTCTCATCATTAAAATCTGATGTGCTGAAATTGAAATTCTTACAACACCTCAATAAAGAATCAATTTTTGCCCAACCAGAACCAGGTATTCCTATGAAAAAAACTAATTGTTCAGGATTGAATTGTGAAAATGTCATTGCAATTATAAAAAACAAATGGAGCATCATACATTGGCACATCACTTTTGAAAAATTGATGCACCATAATTAACTTATCAAACTCTTCTTTACCTTCTTCATCCCATCTATAATCTAAAAGATCTAAGAAGGTTTTGTTGGGTTGTATGATAAGACACTCATGATCTCTGACAAACTCTCTTATCATCTTATCATGTTTAATTATCATTCCCCACATCTTATCATAATTTTCAGGATGATCACGAATAAATGTGTACTTCATCCATGCTTTGTATGATGGATATCGACCAGTAAATGTCATGCTGGTAGTCCAACCTTCCCAACATAATCTAGTATCTCTTAGTATGAAGATTATTTTATTATCAGGAAAATTCTTTTTCAACCAATTCAGGTTCTTTGTTTCTGCAAAGAAGTGTGATCGAATAAGATAGTTTTGATCATTGATTTCAGTAAATGGTTTGAGGCACTCTGCCTTGAAAGATTCTTTAGTATGATTCTTTTCAAGATCATCAAACCCCTCACCAAATTCCATCATAGGATCCCAGAATGCTCCCTTATGGTGAACACACCCAACCCCTTGTTTTCCTGTCTCTTGTCTGTCTTCTCTTCTATCTGTATTATTGAGATTGATTTTGCCACAACAACCTAGCAGTAGAGATAGTTTTGCCCATCCACTACCTGGCACTGCGACATAAAAAATCAACTGCTCGTCGGATATCACTTCTTAGCAGTTGATTTTTTAGTATTTGGTACTGAAGCACCTTCAAATTCCTCTTGAGGGGAGGATAGTGCTTCTATTTGAGCGTTGAGCACTTGAAGTTTTGCTTCAAGTGAAATATTCATAGCGGTGAGTTGACTAACTTTCTGCTGATAAACCCTAAGAAGAGCATTGACCTCTTCATTCATAATGTATTATATAACTGGGTTATTTAGCCTAGAACGTACCCCCGTCTACGCTTATATTTTCCAAAGAACGAGTTGTTCCTGAACAAGATATTACTTGTGTATTACCTGCACAATCATTGATGAACAATGCTCCCATTTCAAGTGAACCTGCAGTTGAGTTTGTGAGAACTCCAGCACTTTCTGTTGCAACTGCTGATACCACGAATTTTGCAGCACTATCATCCCAGTAGAATGCTGCTTTCTTAGCAGATCCACTGTAGTAGTTCAGTACAAGACCTACGTCTTTATCTGTATCAGAACTTAGTGCACCACCATCTACTTTTTGTAGTTCTAAGAGTGTATCTTCAATGGTGGAGTTGGTAGTATTTAATTGAGTGGTTGTACCATTTACAGTAAGGTTACCAGTAATCGTAACGTTTTGAGAAGCAGTGATACTACCTACGACTGCTAGTGTCGATCCATCAAATTGTAGATTGTTACTATCTTCAAGAGCACCTGATGCACCTGCGATTACAACTCTATTATCTGTTAGGTCACTGACGGTGGCTGATGATAAGGTCGTCTCTGCTCCAGTGATTGTTGCACCATTATTAGCAGTTATGTTACCAGTAACAGCAAGAGTCGAACCGTTGAACGTTAGATTACCACTGTCTTCTAGTTCACCTGAAGTACCTGCGATAACAACACGATTATCAGTAAGGTCGGATATTTTAGCAGTTGATGCAACTAAACCTGCACCACCTGAGATATTTGCACCACCGTTACCGTCGATTACACCACCAACTGTCGTGATACCCGTTACGTTTACAGCAGCAAAGTTTGCACCTGTACCACCACCTAATACAGCGTCAGAGAGTGTTTCAAATGTTACCTTACGATTTGTACCACCTGCACCATCATCAACAATGAATAGATCTGCATCTGCAAGTGTTGTGGTTGCTGTACCACCGTCAATATCAAGTGATGAAAGTGGAACTGTTCCAGCTGTCAGACCACTACCTGATCCAGTAAATGCACCACTGGACAGCGTGACTCCTCCCGTCGTGGTTACACCAGTTACCTTTAAGTTGTCAACAACGTTGACCGAGTTTATGTTTACAACATCACCTAATGACTTCCATGCAACTGTCTCAATCTCATCACCAACTGTTGCACCTGATGCAAGAGTAATCGTGTTTGCATCTGTTTCTGTGTAGTCAGTTCCAGTAATCAGACGAACACCGTTTTGATATACTTCAACGAATCCGTCAGTATAACCTGCAGTAACTGTAAACGCTGTCTGTCCTTGAGTTGCAACTGTGGTCTGTGATGTTGTGAAGGTTGTTGCAGCAACACCAGTTGTAGCAACGTGTGCCACTCCACCTGATACTGTGTAACTGTCTATACCACCACCAGTAAACTTAAACGCAGTAACAAGACCTGCAGAACCAGTGTTTTTGATAGCACCAACACCTGCAATCAATCCACCACCACTTTGGTTTCTTATTGGTTTCGTACTTGTAAAGTCTCCTTGTACATCAGCAAATACTTGACCTGTAAATGTAGATATACCAGATACTTTTAGAGTTGTAGCATCAAGTTGACCACCTGTGGTGACACCAGAAACATTAATAGAGTTGAAGTTAGCACCTGCACCACCACCAAGGAAGTAATCCTTCATGTTGGTTGCAGTTATCTTTCTATTTGTTCCGTTTGCTCCGTCATCAAATACGAAGAGGTCAGAGTCAGTAACAGTGCTACTTGCAGTCGCTCCGTCAATATCTATTGCTAAAGCAGGTATAGAACCATTATTGAATCCTGATCCTGTATCCCATGAAAGACCTGAACTACCATCAGATCTTAGGAATCCACCACTAACAGGAGAAGCAGGGAAGACGTAAGTCTGATTACTACCTATCGTAGCAGGTGCTTTCAGTGTAATATGATTACTACCATTATTAGATCCCTCAACGAGGTTCACACCTGAACCTGCAGTTGATGTTTCCTGTGTCCAGAAACGATTTGAACCAATAAATTTATTATTACTTGTGGTAGAGTCTATACCAACGTATAGATCGAATTTATCTACTGTGAAAGCAGGTTCACCAGCTTGTAAACCAGGAAGATTAGAGAAATTACCTCTTTTAAACTTCAGTATTGGAGAAGCCATGTTGACTGTATGTAATTCTTAGTTGTTCTGTCACTTACGCATTAGAATCTGACTGTCAATACAGTCAAACTTATTTATCAAAATTGCCCTGCATCAAGATCAATCTTATTATCTAGAGCTTCATCTAGTTCATCAATTGTCTCTTGAGAGAAACCATCAGGTGTTGGTGCACCACCAGGGACTGTGGCACTCCCTGCTGCAGCGTTGACTACTTCATCAGGATTGACAAATTTAAATTTTGTTGTCACTGAATCATAAACAAGCACGAAACGATTACCAATCCCTGATTGATCTACATCATTCAGATCTGTTAAGTTCCCTGCCACGTCTCCTGATCCTCCTCCTAATTTTTCTATGTCAAAACTTAATGAGCTCACTAATCTCACTGATCTTGAATTAGAATTTGCGAGAGAAACTTTGTAAGTCATTAGGTTATAGTTGGATTGACTAATGCTTGACCACTTATGACCTTTTCTTTTTTACCGTTGAGATCATTTGTGACTATCACATCATAATTATATCTTCCAGCAGTTATAATACCACTTTGTGTATCAGTCAACGATATTGTGATTTGACCATTAGTGGGTGTGCCACCGAAGGTAATACCAAAACCAATTGACCCTGTAGAAGTATGATGCTTACGCATCTTTGATTCCAAAGACCTGTTCGTCAAATCCAATGCAGAACCATCTGCATTAGTAATGTTGAACTGTGCTTCAAAATCAGTCCCTTGTTCTATTTCGATGTTTACAACAGGAACTGCCATAATGCTACTATATCAATGTTATTTATTCATTATCATGTTCTTCAACTCTTCAATTTCCATCTTGAGAGTATCAATTTCATTTTTGTATCTCTGTCTTACCTCTTTATCATTCATATATCTCTCATATGCTGATGTGTCGGTATTAACTATCGCTCTGTTTGTCAGATCCCTCTCCAGTGATCTGTGATCTTCTACTTTTGCTCTGTTCTTTTTCATTTTCGATGATAGGATAAGTTTCATCTAGTGTGCCCGCTAAGACTTCTGCTGCTAGTGACCATGCGTTTATCATTTTTTCTTAGGATAAAGTGATTCGATTCTTTTACGTCTAAGTTCCTTCTCTTTACGTTTTGCCTCCACCTTTTCATCCCACCATTTTACTGGCCATCGTTGAAGACGTAGAGACATGACGTATAGTTTCCTTTGCGGTAATCGGAACTTCATAACTTTATTATGCCACAGCGATGGCACGGAAGTCAAGTAATTCTGGGTCTTGTGCTTGGTTTGTAGAAGAGAATACCACTTTGATTTGGAAACCAGTAAACTGAGGTAAATCATCTGCTGTAAATTCAAATTCATTGAATTGTCCTTCTAGACTAGCAGAGGTCTTCTTATCAGGTTTACCGTTATTGTTCTTACTATTTAAGACGAATCCAGCAGCATCAAGATTATCAAAACCAGGCATCAATTCAAATACCTTGTCAGTTTCACCACCACCATCAACTCTTTGTAGTCTATACAATACTCTTACATCAGCAGCACCTGTTACATTTGCAGCAAATAAAACTTTGATACTTGTAGCAGGGTTTTCAAGTTTGATTAGTTTTGTAAGATATAGTTGATCATGAGGATCGTCAAGAGTATTCGCTCTTCTATCTGTTACATAATTTTGTACTGGTTTGTTGATTCTTGATGATTTTGTATTCAATGAACTGTTGAATACATCAATCACAGGTGATACATTAGGATCAGTCGTAGACATTTCAAAGTCAAGTGTCAATGATTTAGCACCAGGTAATGATGCTAATGTTCCCTGATTTACCTCATTGTCACGAGAGGCAACCATTCTTGGTTCTTTGAAAAATGTTGGATTGACCAATGATATATCATCATATCCTTTATCAACAAATGATGATTCATTTCCACCAACACTTGTTGCAGTTGTGGTTCTCAACTTTGCTTTGACAGATGTAGATTTTGGTGAACTAAAACTAATCGCAGGATCAACTCTTTCAAATTGTATGTTTGATGATGCTTTACCTGCTAAACCACCAGTTGTCTTATCTTTACTGAAGAATGATGAACCAGTTATCTTCAAATGATAAGTATCAAGAGTGATTTTATCCTGAATACTATTAGTAACATCTGCAAAATTATGCGATGTATTGATTTTTCTCAAAGATATACCAGATAATTCATATTTTTGTATGGGATCACCAGCTTGATATGTCCTTGTAAATGTATTATCAATACCTCTTGTGATGGTGCCACCTAGAGAACCACTGCCAACAGAAGTATAACTGATAATTTCCTCACCAATTAATGCAAAACCAGGATTACTTGCACTCACTTGAGATCCCTCAAAGAAGTTGAATCCTGTGCTACTACCAACACTGATTGCACTAACAGCACTGACTGCATATCCCACTGTAAGTTTTGTTGGAACAGTATCGCCAGTCACGCCAGTGATGCTTACTCTGTTTGTTGCATCATGTAGACAATGGTTTGGATGTGTCACTCTGAAATGCTTACCATCAAATTCAGCATTGTTTACATTGACTGATGATGGTATTATGTTTGATATTGTTACACCATAACCAAGAGATGCGTCGTGCACCTGAATCGCATCAGTAAGATTGAAGGTAGGACCTGAAACATTTGTAAGTTCAATAGCGTTGACTCCTGTTGTGACACCAACAGTCACGACAAGATCATTACCTAGTCCCCTATTACCAATTGCAGCAGTCAATGTGTCACCTACTCTATAACCAGATCCTGTATTCAATAAAGTAATCTTACTGACTGATCCAGATGATACCGTGGCGATACCTGTGGCACCTGAACCACTACCAGTCAAAGTGACAAAATTAATAGCTTGAGATGAACCATCTTCATACCCTGCACCAGCATTTGTGATTGTAATTCCAGAATCATTTCCACTACCTCCAATATGTGATAGTAAATCTGACACAAAACCTGTCGATGTAGTATTATTTTGTTTGATCTGTGATCCCACATGAACAATTGCACTAGCACCACCCACGATTGATGAGTTCAATCCAACTGTAACTCTTTGTGAGAATGTCTCTATTGGATTTTCTGGTAATTTATTTCTATCACCAAACTTACTCAACTCAGGGTTGTACATTCTTACAGTACCAGTCTCTGTAGTAAATTCTGCTTTGTATGAAATGTATTTGAGGTCTTCTAACTGAGTAGCAGTCCAAGTTGAACCATTTTGACCCTTGAATAAAGATCCTAGTGTTGGTTGTTTAGATACAATAATCTTACCTAACTCTGGTGAATTTTTAGTCTGAATATCCTCTTCACCAATTTGACAAATCCACGCTTGGTAATCAGCGTCAGATGATCCTATAACAAAGGCATATTCACCAGGTAAGAGATACACTGGACTATCAAACTTGAAGTTTGTGGCTACAGAACCATCAGGTGATATGTTTACATCTTCTGGATTGAGAACAACTCTCGCTCCTTTCAATACCTTATTAGTTGGATAACCATTATCTAAGGCAACAATTCGTACATCCACAGGTAGTGATTGTGATTTAGTCAAGAAGAATAAATCAACAGATGTCATGAATATACCATTATCCTCTTCCACAAAGAAACTCTGTGCAAGTGGGTCATCACCATGATCTTCCATGGGTTCTTCAATGAACACAGTTTGATCAATAATTGTAGTGTGATGGAAAATAAGTGGTGGTGGTATAACTGGTGGTGCAGGTTCTACTCTTAGAAGAGTTGTTTCTGTAATTTCAAATCCTTCAGAGAAATGATTAGCACCAGCATTTGTAAAGTTTTGACCCACCACTACGTCTTGTGGTCTAACACTTGTAATGTATGCACTATTTGTTCCATTCAAGAATTGACTTGGTGGTATATAAAAACAACCTGCTACTGTACCTTTGTTATCACTTATAAGTCTTATATTATTAATTTCTGCTTCTGCACCACTTGTCTCACCAACAAGTCTCATACCAACAGTCACAAATCCAAAGAAACTACCATCAGATTTTTGATTCAAACTTTGAATATCAATATTGAGTATTGTTGATGTTTCTGTGTATGATGAAGATATTCCTATAGATTGATTATAAGGATTGACCTCATATGTAAATGTTGGTGCATTGAACGGACCTGCTTTATGATCTGGTTGACAAATACGGAATCGTATATCAGAAGATTGACTTATATTTTGTGTCGATATTGCCATTCCCCTGACTGCCTCACCCACTTGGAATGCACCTTGAATTGGTGTAACTTCCAAAAGTTTAGGTATGGTTCTTGAATTATTTTCAATCATGTCCTCACCAGACCAATATGAAATCAAGTTTGTATTTGGTTTCAATCTTGTTCCAATGAAAGCAACGTTTTGTTCTCTCATCAAGGGTATTGGTTCAGTCTCTGATACGAAATCATTGTGGAAACCGATGCCACCATCTGCTTCTAAGAATATTCTGTCAACAAATACATCAGATTCAGGATCAAGGAATAAATTTCCACCCCAATCTCTGAAAGCGTATGGGTTTACACTCTCAACTCTTGTTGCAAATGGTTGTTCTCTATCAACAACCTCACTATAGTTCAATAATACGAGGTCACCAGTTTTCTTTATGTTTGGAGAACCTAAATCCTCTGCAAATCTTGGGTCAACGAGAGGATCTGCTGCACCATCAGTACCGACTACTGAATTAGATCCTAATAGTAAGTCAATGCTATCATGATATTTTCTTGCAACTAATTTACCATCATCTATATCATACTTCAAAGTATCAATAGTTTTATCAGCAACGTTGAAATCATTGAAAGGATCTACCACAAAACCATTCTTAAATCTATCAAGACCTGTGTCAGGATCCTTGATAACAAGACTGTCAGTTTTAGATTCTAACAAAGATAAAGATGTTGTCTCCTCTAAGGTTTCTATTCTATCTTCTAATTTTCCAATATCCTTCATCGTATAACGTTTGTTAGCACGGAAAGTAATTTTCGTATCTAACTTGACATTGTAAACATATGGTTTATAGTCAATTCTTGCTAACTCAAATGAAGAACTCAAAGGTTCTGGTTCTACAGGTTTTTCTGCAGGGGTGCCTTGTATAAGTGTAAATGTACTATTCTTATTGAGATATAATCTATCAATCCTACCAAGATAGAAATTATAATCGAATTGAATGTTTTCATCTGATACTAAAACGGCAGCAGATTGACCAGCACTACTGAAGTTTCTTGAGTCAAACTCAAAAGGAGATCTTGAACCAGAGTAAGGTGATACTCTAGGTCTAGTGTCAATTGTATCAACGTTTCTAATGTTTTCAAAAGCTGGAGTTATATCATAAAATTCACTTGTATAACTACTTGCTGTTATGAGGTCACCAGAATCCTCAGAATTTATTACATAATTATCGAAATAAATTTTCAATTGTCCCTGTGGAGCAGAGAAATTTTGCTTCCTAACTAACCTAGCAAAATCATAAAATTCATTTCGCTGACCCGTATCCAGAATAAAATTGTTTCTGATATTAGGATCCCCAGTAGTAACAGAAGAAAGATTTGCAGTAACGCCACTCTCGGTAAATGTAACCTCTTCTGTATCTTGGAATTTATTGCCATTTGTAAAAATAACCTCAACTTTTAATGAACCTGATCTAGCGATGATCAGTGCGGATGCACCAGAACTTTTACCAACTCCAACTTCACCAACTATGAGATCGCTATTATCTCCTGTAGGTCCGTTGAACGACGCAAGAGTAAGAGATGGGACTGAAGGTGCAGCGTTTGTAGACGATTCAAATACAGCATTTACCCTTACAACATCAGGAAGTCCTAATGAAATTTCCCTATCTTGCACACGCAATCCGTATGTAGGACTAGGCACTAAACCATCGCTTATTGATGTTGAAACACCTGAAAAGGATCTACTTGATCCTGTAATTGTTGTAGTTGAACCTCTTACTAAAGATTTTTGTTTTGATTTTACCTGACTCTTCTGTTGCGTGGAATGTATGACTACATTATTACTCTGACTATCTGTAAGACCTGATATAGTAACACCTTTACCTCCCCCAGTCAATACTACCTGATCGCTTGTGAGAGCTTGCACAGATCCATCATTGTAAATTACAGTATATCTTTCCTCATCAAATGGTGTGTATACTAAAGATGTTCCTGTCAATGATGGTAGGGTAGCTACACCATCACCATCTGTGCTCTGCTGTGTATCTTCCTTTCTAAGAAATAGTGTTGAGTCAGTAAGATCTACTGATTCAATACCTGAGTTTGGTAGTTGAGAATATAAGAAACCACTTCCTGAATTTCTAATTTTTGATCCTACTTTTTGTAATCCACTGACAGTTGAATTAGATGATGGCAATCCACCATCACATACGCCAGTCACATCTTGCACTGCAACTACAGTAAGTGATTTTGCTGTTGGATTTACTGCGGAAACTCTATTGAATACTGTATCAGTGATACCACTAAGATTGTATGCAATGATATCACCAACCTTAAAATTCTTTGTCCATCCAGTAGATCCACTTGTTACAGCACCAGCAGTGGTGATATTGAATCCTTTACCTGCAAAATTCTTTACGGGTTCTAATACCACATCAGCAGAGAAAGTTCTGCCACCACCTGTTGATCTTACAGATTTTACGTCTGCTAAATCAAATTCTGTGACAGCAGTTATTATTCTACCATCTTGAACATCATTTATTATGATAGGTTCATCAAGTATGAATTGACCAGATGTTTGACTCAGTGTAATAGATGTGCTATTTGACACAGCACTTGATAGATAACCTCTTGCACCACTCCTTGCACCCTCAATAACTGCAGGGAGTGGAATAGTGTGTGCTGTATTTACTGTAAGATTTGTGTTAGTTTGAATATCAAATAATGATAACTCAAATACACTGGTATTACCAGAGTATGCAGTATTTTGTAACTTATAATCGTATACTCTTGCTCTACCAATTACATTACCTGCTGCATTTGATTTATTAGAACCTAATCTTTGATCCTGTAGATTGATAGTGTCAGTAGTATTAATCTTTATTTGTGCACCACCAAATACATTGTTTACTCTTAGTTTATTACCAGATTCAAATGGTATTGCAGATTGTTCTACTTTTTTTGTAGTTCTTGGTTTAGGAGAGTCAAGAAAATAATGACCTTGTGCTTGAACTTCAAATCCTCTTACATACGCTTTACCAGGACCGACCCTAATGTTCATCAAATCTTTTGATGGGACATTAGCTTGCTCAGTAAGTTGATTTGCAAAATATGTACCGAAGACAGAGTGCCTGTCATTTAGGGATTCTTTTGCCTCTAAATCAAACTTCTCAACAAAATAATTACCACTCTCGTCAAATGTTCTTCTTGCAAATTCATCTGCAATATGATTGTATATTGTTTCTCCCTTTCTTTCTATGAATTTTTGTTCACCTTGATCTGTTCTGAATAGTTCAATAAAATTCTCATCTTGAAAATCTGTTAGGTTTTTCTTAGTAAGAGATAAACTAATCTTGAGCCTATCAGCACCTGGAGCAGTAAAATTGGAGAATCCAGCAGCATTATCGTATAAACTATCATCATCAACAGCAGTGACAATATCCTCTTTGACAAAGAAACCAATTCTGTACGAGGGAGTGTTAGTATATTGATCGAGAACAAGTGTTTCATTTTGTACCTCTACGAATGCACCACGAACAAAATATACTCCTCTGTTCATTACAAATGCAGTAGCAGTACCAGTTGCATTTGATATAACACAAGTAGCAAAATCACTTCCAGCACTTATAGTTGTTATACCATAAGTAAAATCTGTTAGTGTTACAAGGTTTTCACCATCAAGAAAATATTGATTTTGAAGATCAGTTGATGTGCTTTCAAATTTGATGTATAGAGTTGTATCATTAGTAATGGAATCTGTAGATGACATCACTTGCATCACCTTTGCGATAACACCAGATACCTTTCCTTGTATTCTTAGACCAACGAGTTTATCGTAATATGACTCTACAGGAACACCAAAAAATGTAGATTCAATCTTGACAAACGTATATCTAGAATCATAATTAAATTTACCAGGAATCACCATTGATCCCTCTTTAAACATATGTTTACCAAACTTCTCTATCTGTCCCTGTAGGATAGATTGAAGAGTGGTCATCTCTCTTGCTTGTACTGGTGTGCCAGGTTTGAAGAGGACTCGATTGTAATTCTTTTCAGAATCAAAGTCGTCAAAATATGGACTGACGTTTAGGTTGGTGTTCTGTGGCATCGTTAGAATTCTAAGATGATTTTAATATCTTCACGTTGATTTGTTGCTCTTGTTACTTCTGGTCTATTGTCTATGTAAACAATATCTCCAGAATATTTTTTGATCTCAGGGTTAGCAAGTCCATTTGTATAAGATTGACCAAAGTAATATTTTTTGTTATTCACGTCGGTTGATACACCTGTAAACGCAGTCTCGATTGAGAGAGTTTCAGTTGTGCCTCCTGTGGTTTCAATAACAATATTTGTGTTACCACCAGTACCAGGTGTTGACGTGAACCTATTTAGCGTGAAACCGAAGCGAGGGACTGACGATCCAGCTCCTATGGTAGCAAGTGATCTATCTTGCCAATACTGTAATGTCTTGGTTATTTGATCATATCCTACAATTTTACCAATCGCTGTAGTACCAGCACTAACTGTTTGTGTGATCTGACCATCAACTTGTACTGATATTGTAGTAGTTGCAGCACCTGCTAATCTCAATCCAAAAAGACCAGAAGCAGATGGACTAGAAAGTAATGTGCCAGGTGAATTATATACCTCTGGATCTTTTACAATACCTATTCTTGCAAATTGGTTTCCTGTTGGAAAATCTGGGTTTGTAATGTCAGCATTTTCAATTCTTGAATAAATCAATACTTTATTTGATCCAAGTTCTCTGTAAACATCAGCACCATGTCCGCCAGGTGGGGGTATAATAACTGAGAATGACGCACCTGCACCAGTTACAACAGAGTCTAAATCAAGAGTCGCAAATGAATAACCCGAACCTCCATTGGTTACCTGCACTGATGATGGTTTACCATCAATGAACGTAACAGAAGCAAGGGCACCTGATCCATCACCTTTTATAGGAACATTATTTTTAGTGCCAGCAAATTGATACGACGCACTACCAGTATCTTCAATAATTACAGTCTCTATCTTACCATCAACAGCGTTGTTTCTTACATCATCCACATCAGTGTTTGTTGTCCAATCAGATGGTAGAGGTATAAAATCAGCACTATCAAATTTTACAATATCACTTGGTTTAATGGTATACAAATACTTCCATACATATCCATCACTCTCTAATCTTGGTTCTAAATCAGTGTGAATTGGTTCGTCCAACGATACGATTCCTTTACCACTATTTGATGGAGCTGCACCATTTGATATACAAATATAAACTCTGAAATCCTTGTTCATCACATAGTAATTAGAGTTATACAAATTAGACGCACTTGTCTGAGGTGTCAATTTGTTGATGCTATAGTCATGTCGATACATTTCAAATATCGTACCTGATGACCAAGTTATCTTTGGAACTACTCTAAGAACATCGGATGAGTTTATTTTTTTTGCAGATATTAGAGTGTCATAAATGTCGTCATGTTGATCGAAGTTATCAATCGGAGATGGAGTGTTTGTATTCCAATCCGATGCCTTCTCATCAGCATTTGGTAAACCAATAAAAACGTAATAACTATTGCTTGCGTTTCCTATTCCGCTTACAAAGTTTGACGCATTCAAGACTCTTATCTGATCAGTAATGATCGCTGGCATTATACTTTGAGACTTTTGTTATGTTTATTTATGTGGGGGTATAATCAAGTTTTAGTTTATTTGTCCTTTGAAGCGTTGGTGCTGTGGATATACCAGTCAATCCCTCACTTGTATTGACAGTAAATGATGTTCCTATTGTGCCTGTGGTAAACTTCGCCCAACTATACTCTCCGTAGACAGAAGCACCAAGACCAGTGAAATTCAGTTGATGATTTGTGGCAACATTCGTAAATACACGAATTATCTCACCTGTACCTGCAACAGGTTCATGATGACTTGCTTGATATACACCATCGACAAATGAATTACCAATACCTACTGTTGATGCTCGTGTTTGAGATAAAGATGTCACTCCCCCACCAACAGCACCAACATTTGATCTACTTATCACAAAGTAATCACCTGTGCTAATACCTGTTTTTGTAACACCACCAAACTCAGATTCTCTCAGTGGAGAGTTTTGAGGAATAAAGAAATCAAATGAAATCGCTTGTGCTGTTACACCAATACCAACTACATGACCCTCATCTCCATTGACATTGACTCCTACAAAATCTTTTACAGGCATGGTATATCCTGTGGTGCCAAAACCAATATTTTTTTCACCATCAATCAGTCTTACATTAAAGTCTTTACTATCAGTTTCCTCTGTTTTTCTGAATGCTAGACTTCCACCAATTGTATAAACTGAAGTATGATTTGAAGCAACACTCCTTATAACTCTCGTTGTAGGGAATATTCTACCTGCATAAACATCTCTAGCTTTGGATATCACACGACCATCAATAACTCTATCATCTTGCTGCTTGCTCCAAACTATAGGTCTTATTGTAGATCCATTGGCGTTTGTTATACCTTGACCTTTATATACGTTAGTTCGTAAAGTATCTCTCGCTATGATGTCACTAACAATTCTTTGATCTTGACTTAGGAATGAAGGGTTAGATGGATGAGTAAGTATTCTCACACCATCACCAACCTTTATTTCAGCAATAGCAGAAAGAGTGGATATGTCAGCGTCAGTGCCACGATAGAATAAAATTTGTAAACTTGATCCTGATCTTGGTGCCTCTGTAAATTCAATTTGTGTTCCACCGTTGAATGTATATGATTCGCCAGGTTTTTGTAAGACATCATCAATGAATATAAGTAATACCTGATCCAAGTCAATTAAACTTCCTGTGTCTGCTTCAATGCTTATTGGTGCCTCATTTTCTGTAATTGTAAATATACGTTTCTTATCGTTGAATTGATTTGAAAAATCATCAAGAATTTGTAATTTACCAAATACCCATCCAGCAAACTCATCATCTTGAACTTCACTTACAGTGACAGTGGCATTTTCAAAATCAGTTCCTATTCCTACATCCGTTGGTATCCCAACAATACTTAATTGTTCTCCCGTAGTATACCCATATCCTAAAGTATTCAATGTCAGACTTCTTATACTCAATCCTACTCCAACAGAAGCGGACACTGATGCACCTATACCAGTACCCTGACTTACTAATTTTAAATCATCATATGGAACAGAATTATCAAATTCAAGCACAGGCACATCTGTAAATGTATATCCTACACCTGGTGTATTCATGAATATATTTTCTATGTGACCTGCTCTCACAGTAAATGTACCAGCAGCACCTGTTGTTGGGTTGCCTCCTCTTACTCTTACTTGATACGTTGACGGTCCGTTAATATATCCTGTACCCGTAAATGCCATAGACACTGTAACCGTGCCAAATCCTGACACCACTGCTGTACCCAGACCTGCTTTTTGGAATTGATATCCAAATCCTTGTGTATTTCCAATTGATACTATTATACCCTTTCTTGGTAATTTATTTGCGTTTACATCACTAATACTGTATGTTTCTGAAACAAAATCTTGATTAGCATTACCAGTAAACCTTATAGATGTAATGCCAGGACTTGGACTACTTATGAACTCATAATCAGTTTCTGGTTTTTGGAATATATTATTGACTAATATAGCACCAAAATCACTTGTAACACCAATTGTGTTTGATCCACCAGTTTTCATGGTGAATGTTTTTCCAATACCTGTGAATTGTTCTGATATATCATCAAATACAACATTACCTGAATAGTCTGATCTTATAAATGCCCTACCTTGAAATGAAGAACCTGGTGGATTGTCAGATAATATCAACTGATGAGTTCCAATACCTGGATTTGTAATTGTAAGAGCAATACCGACAAGTGCCTCACTCTTTGTTTCTGCAAATTTGAATGTGTTAGGTGCGTTTTGAATTATGAAGAAATCTTTATTTGCAGTAAGTGGTGATGGTGGGTTTAGTGATCTTATCTTCACTTTTGTTCCAGTTGGAAGTATCTCTGAAAGGGCGAAAAAAGTGCTATCAACCAAATTGAAATTTTCTGAAGACACACCCACAGATTGTCTATTACCACCAAAGGGTACATCTTTGAATGTTATTTTATCTCCAATAATATTATAATCACCAAGTTTTAATTGCACCGCATCATTTGCTGCATGTACACCTTTTTCCGTGCCCATCCATGCACGATCAACTAATAGATTATTTGCAATACCATTGAATCCTACAACTTGTATTCTTAGTATCTCATCATTTATTTGTATAATATCATAAGATTTCAAGAACGAAGCGTCACCTACAATCGCTTCTCTATTTTGTACTTGAATTACTGTTGTCGCAGCACCCACTCTTGTGTAAAGTGGAGACTGGATCATATTATCTAATGATATAATTGCCTTTGTGAGTTTTTTCTGCACACTGAAGGAATGAGTTGCACCGACTCCTACTGTAGTAATTCCAATTTCACTACCTGCTTTTGCGTTTGCTTGTGATGATGCTATTTGCAATTCATTCTCACTCTTCTTGATTGCAAAAACTGTTATTGGGATAGTTGTTGCAGCACCAACACCATTCACTCCATGTTGAATTCCAATAGCTTCACCATTAGTCGCATCATATGTCAACTCTTCACCAGTTACAAAAAAATGATTTGGGATCACAAAGGTATTAGAAGACGTAATCACCGCAGAAGTGCTTGCACCATCAAATTCTTTTTTAAAAATCGACGCTGTTCTATGAGTCAGTTTGAACGTTTGTTGAAAACTTTCTGACTCAGAGTTGAACTGTTTATTTACCGATGATAACGTAAATGACATAAGGATATTTAGAGTTCTATAAGTGTGTCAGTTGGAACATTATCAGGTTTATCAACTCTGATTTCATATGTTCTTGTAATGTAGGATTTATTTGGTAATGGTAAAAATTCCATGATCACATTTCCACCAGATAAAATTATATTTGTATTACGAATGTCACGTTTCTCATTTGTAGCAGTTGAAAGATTACCATACTTGTTGAAGTTAGCGTTACCACCAAATGAGTTAGCAGCTATTTTGAATACGGATCGAGTAGAGTCAGTAACATTTTCAATCTCTACAAGATATCTCATTGATGTGTAATTACTAAATGATTTGGTTGCAATCGCTTTCTCAGTCGGACTAGAAGCAGCACCAATCTCAACCTTTGTTGCATTCAATTCAGTATCACCAATATGAATTTCCATTATGTCACTTGAAACTGATGCAACAGTTGTCGCTATACCCACAAGTGTTGACAACGCTTGGATTGTCACACCTATACCTGCTAGAGGAGTATACTTATATTGAAGTTTAGTTCCTGACATTCCTATTTGGAAACTTCCTATTGTTGCTCCAGTTGCAACGTTATTGAAATCTACAAATTCAACATCTGTGCCATCAGTTAGGAAACTATATTCTTCTATCTCTTTTTTATCAGTTCCATTATGAACAACTAAAACATCACCACTTCTAAATTTGGTTGTATCTACTTCAAAAAATACAACTGTTGATGGTGAACCTGAAGGATTGAATACGGAACATATTCCTGTTTTTTCAATATGAGCATAAGCTGTTGTTCCAGTGCTGACACTATTTGGAATACCCTCCTTATAGAAGGTTACATCATATGTAAATGATGGATTGAATGGAACAAATGATACAGTAACATTAGTGCCTGAAATTGTAGCAGTGAACTCACCTATGTCAAATGAGTCAGCAAGATCTGAGTATTGGTTTATGTAAACTCTGGTGTTATCATGAGTTACAACAAATTCACAGTATTGAGTCGCATTGAAATTAATTCCAAGAGCAGAATCTAATATTACTTGTGCATAATACTTGATTGCTGTATTAGAATTGATACTAAATGTGTCAATTTGAACTTCTCTTACTCTGTCTGGATCACTATAAAAATCAGGACTAATATCATCAATTTCTAATACCCTGTTTGATTGGCATAGTAATGAATCTCCAAACCTACTATGTCTAAACACAATCTGATCACTTATTGTTTCTGTATCATTTGGAATTTCATATCCTGTGTCATGATCATGCCTTTCATACAATCTCGCATCATTATCAATCAATACAACAGAGGTACCTGCACTACTTACAACTGAAATAGTATTTGTAGTACCTATACCTACTGGAGTTGATGGTATAATCAAATCTGAGTGTTTCTTGAATCCACCTATGTGTGCCAATGAATCAACTGGTTCACTCCAAGAACTAATACCAACAAAACTCTTGAGAGAGTATGCAAAGTTTTGATAATAATCGCTGTCCTGTACTCTCTGGTCAAATTGATTCAATTTACCAGTATCTTTTTCCCATCCATATGATCTTTCAAGTTGTGTCCCTGTGTCAAAATCACCTGAGTATTGTTGTATTGATTCTATGGTACCACCACCATTTGATATCTGACCAGTAATTGAGTCCCCAGTATTAAAACCAACAACACTATCAACTCTCAATACATTCTTTGTTTTTCCATCACCTAAAACAACTCTTGCTTCACTTGAATCATTGTAAATAATTTCGTTATTTACAAATTCACTTTCGATTAATGAAAGTTCAAATTGTGCTATATTTTTCTTATTTGCTACTGTTCCATAGTTTCCAAAGTCGTGTTCACCAGGATCGATATCTACATCATAGGATATTAGTGCCTGATTTACCTGACCTGGATTAGTGGTTACACCTGTAAGTGTAAAATACTTGTAATTATGGTCTGGTGAGTTATAACCATTACCTGTTGAAACACCTGTATTCTCAACAAATACCTGATCACCAACAGCAAAGGGTAGAGACTCAGATCCAAAACCAACGCCAGCAGGTGTCTTGAGTCTTAGTGTAACTGTTGGATTAGAATATGTTGCACTTATGATACCAACACCATTAGTATTATCAACTGCTATCAATTTACCATCACCAGCTGAAAGGTTTCCACCTGTTTTTATTGTGGTTACTTTTCCGACACTGGTGCCTGTCAATTCAGCAACGAATTGTGCCTTTACATTAACTGTATTTGTTTTTGAGTTGAAGAGAACTAAATTAGGAGCAACAAGATAATTATTACCTGTTGATGTAATCGCTACTTGATCAACTGCAAAATTATCCTTCAAGAATAAAACCTGTGGCATCGCTGCCTGTGGTTTCAATGTTCTGTCAGATGGGTAGTCGAATCCAAAATCAACAATGTTTACTTTATCAATCGCACCAATATTTGCACCCGATGCTTTTAAATCTGCTGATGATCCTGTGGTTGATGCAATCGATACTCTTGGTAAATCTTTATATGATATGCCTCCTGAAGTTAGAAGAATTTTACCAACAGGACCTGTAATATTTTTAGAGTTTGTTGTGTAGTTTATATCTGATGATGTTGTATATTTTTCTCTCTCTGGAACATCAAAAATATTATATTTGAATGTTCTCGGACCTATGGTTGTAATACCGACTCTAGTGTTGAACTTACTTTGACTTACAATTATCTTACCATAATCAAATACATCTTTATCAATTTCTATGATCTTTGCTGTGTCAATACTTGAGAACTTATAGTATAAAGTTTTTGGAACTTGTTGATTGAAATGAACTGTTTTCTTAGCAAGAGCATTACCAGGCACTCCGAAATCAGTGATTTCAATAGCAGATTTACCAGATCCAACAAACTGTTTCTCAAATGTTTGATCTAAGAAGAAATCTAAATTAACTTCTGACAATGATGTGTCGGATAGATCAAATTCTAATCTATCACCTTCTGTAACGTTTATTGGTGGATTGATTGACGATCCTATGCTTACAAATCTTGTGTTGTCAGAATATGTTGCAACAACAGAACTCGTAGCAGCAGAAACCACACTTATATCAATTACATCATTAGGTCTTAGAGTGTGTACATCCTTTGTCTTCACAGTAACATCAACAATTTGTAAATCACCAGTTATGTTACTTCTTTGTGATACAAATGAATGAGTATTACCAATACCTGTAGCGTCCTCAAACATTACCTGCTGCAAGTCAGAACTTATACCAGCAAGAGTTGTCACAATTCCGACTTTATTTCTATCAATTACTTTTAGAAATACATCTGGTGGTAAGGGACGTTTGAAGGATGCTGATACTCTCTTCATAGCATCAGTCTGATATGTAATTGATGCACCAGCACCAGGTGAATATCTTACTTTCTCACCATCTCTAAATGGATGTCTTGGTAAAAAGATTGTTCTTGTTGGAATGTCTATCGTACCAAAATTTTGTGTTGTCACGGATGATGTAATACCCACGCCAAAAGTGCGACCTGCACCCACATCACCATCTCTAAAATATTGTACTACCTCACCTTCAACTAATTCATTTGTTTTTGGTGTAAATGTAAATTCTCTTTCTAGTCTTACAATGGATGTTCCAAATGTATGTGCCACAGCAGTAGTGCCATTTTGAGCTCTTATGAGATCAAGTTGATTCAATAACCTGTTTACTGCTGATATCTTGAATTCCTCTGCTTCTATCTTTATAATATCATTAATCTTAAATTTACTTACATCATCTTCTAATCTCACACTTGTAGTAAGTCCAATAGGTAACATTGCAGTACCAAGACCTGAACTCACCTCTTTTATACTTATTCTATGTCTACCATCGAAAGTATTTGATGCACCTGATATTTTTACAAATGAATTATTTGGTAAACCGTGAGCACCAGTCCAGATTCCTGTTGCTTTCGTGCCATCTGAAGTAAACTTGACACCAGATCTGGTTGTTATTTCAGATACAAGAGTATCTGTATTATCAAGATCAGGACCAACAATCTCAGTTACCTGACCTATTGCACCAAAACCTTTTGTATCTGTATTATCAAATATAAGTTTATCCCCTACATTATAATCCTCACCAGATCTTACGATATTGATATCATCTACTGCACCTGATGTCACAGAGACAATTTTACTGGTCTGTCTTGTATTTTTATTTGAGTTAGATATGAATTCGTATGTTCTTGTCTTATGTGGATTTGTATTTCTTACTAAGTTGAATGATGTGGGATCTAAATCTTGATTAGATGACAAATCATTATTGAATGTTTCATATTTTGAGTTATAACTATCACCTATGACATACGGGAATTGAGGTTCTCTAACAGAGAAGAAAGGACTATTAGTGTTCCCATTAATTGATTTCTCGACTGTGGTGTAGTATGCATAAATTCCATTTGGATAATCAGGAGTAACTGCAAATCTACCGTTATGCTCGTCAAGATCGCCCAATCCCTGTACATAAACATAATCCTCAATAAAGAAACCTAATGGGTATTGTGTTGTTGGAGGTCCGTCTGTTCGTTGAACCGCTTTATAACTTGATTGTAAATAAGCGAGTGCACCAGTACCATTAGTATTTTTAAACGCATAAGGTCCGTATATTGGATGACCATCATATGCGTACCCCAATATTGGTGAGTGCTCCACACCCTCATCACCAAAGAATGTTCTAAGGTTTCTTGGTACAAAATAATTTACGTAGGGGTTACCTAAATCTGTATCTTTTGCTGTCTCATAAAAACCATCATCCTGTGACATGTCACCAGTCTTCGCAAATCTTGATACCTGATTGACTGTCCAGTTTGTTAGATTAGCAGAATATATCGCTCCAGAACCTGGTGTTTTAGCGGATACTGTAGTTTTCTGTTGGGTATATCCAGATCCCTTCTGCACCATCTCAATAGATATTATTTTCCCACCAGACACAACCGCCTTTGCTTTTGCACCTACACCATCTCCGTCTATTATAATATCAGGTGTACTGAAGAAGTTTTCACCACCGAGTTTTATGATAATCTGATCTACTTTACCATCAACAACAAAAGATTGTAAGAAAGAATTTTTTCCACTTAGTGTATCAATGTTTGGTTTGAAGTTATCATTTACAACCGTAGAACCGTACTCAGAACCATTTCTAGAGACATGAACTGCGTCAATGCTTCCTCTAATGACTGGGGTAGCGGTTGCGTTTGCTGTGGTAATACCTTGTCTTCCGTCGATGGTAATTGCAATAGGAGGATCCTGAAAAATTTGGTCTCCGTTACCTGTAGATGTAAGATTGACATAATCAGTTAGACTGGTTGATATAGAAACTCTGAAAGAGTTGTCAGTTATCTTCACTATAAAGTATTCTTTCTCATTCGTCAATCCACCTATAGCACCAAACTCTCGTGTATATTTTACAATTTCTCCAGAATTGAATCCGTGATTAGGAATAGTTATTACATCAGTATAAGTGTTTATTCCTACTGATTGTGCGGTTACCTTTCTGTTGCGGAATGTTGCATTTTTTTGAACAAGTATTTGATCTACTTTCAACCTTTGCTCAACAGATACAAACGATTGAACTCCACCACCACTTCCTGATATTGGTATAGCACCTATTCCTTGAAGAGCATCATTTTGATTATCTGATAGTTGTATTTCTTGTAGGCTATTATTAATTACAAAATAAGTTGATTTGTCAATCAATTTACCAGGTGTTGTGCCTATACCTATTGGGTCAGATTCATTTGCATTGTATATCACCTCTTGTCCATCTTTGAATCCATGAGGTGATTTAAAAACAAATTTATCTAATGATGTATCAACAACTCCTCCAGTTGATGTGGAGTCAAATTCCACAACTTGAGGAGTAAGTTTCATTTTTGGTTTTAATATAGCACCATCATGATTACCACCAGTAATGACAACATTTGGGTTTTCTTGATAGTCTACACCCTCTGTATCAACAAGAACGTCTGTAAGTTCACCTGAAACTTGTGAAACCACAGCAGCACCGATACCAGTGTGTCCTGATTGTGTAACTGATAAACTAGGTCTGTTTATTACATCATAACCTCCACCAGTATTCAATACATCAACACTCTTCAATAATCCGAAGTAAACTTTATCTGTTGATTTGTATGAATAAATCTCTACACCATTTGCAAATAATCCAACACCACCTTGTGAAGTTTTTTCTTTGGATGTGCTGTACTCTGGCACAGGAAATTTGCGAAGCATTCTTTGTCCACCTATTTCACTGTTGAATACTGCTTGTGGAGTAAGAAAGTGTGTTGTAATACCTGCTAAATCAGACCCGTCAATAGATGTAATAAATTCCCCACGACGAACGTTCTCAGGTGTGTACGCCAAAGCAAGAGTGTTACCATCAATTTTCTTTACATAGTACGCTTGACCTTGATCAAGATTAGAGAGTTTAGTTGACGATGCAGTATATACAACTAATTCACCATCATTGTAGTTGTGGTCGTTTACTGTAAATTGAGTTGTATTTGTTGATATACCTGCAGTAGTGAATGTTCTTATTCTTTTCTTTGGAGATTTGCTCCAGTGTGGTAAACTATTTGAAGCTACGAATACTTCAAGACCGTTGGAGTATGAGTTTTGCACATCAACAACATCATCACCATCAGTTTTTAATTGTCTTCTTATAAAATATGTTTGCGTTACGTCAAGATTAGGAGCGTTGATCCTTATAGTATCTTTAAGTGGAGTACCTGTTATATTACCTTGAATTACCTTATCATCTAAATCAATGATGTCAACTGTGTCACCTTTATATAAGGCATGATTGCTTTTTAGTAATACACTATAATTGTTGGGAGATATTTGACGAATTGTGTTGATTTGATATTTTGTTGCAGTATTAGCAATCCATGTAGTCCACCTTTTATCCGTCTGCTCGATACCCAGTGTGTTTACATTGATTGAACTACCAGTCTGCTGTGTTCTAGCAGTGCCATTGAATTTGCTTATGACACCAAGAATATTTAATCTTACTTCATTTGATAGATCACCATCTTCATAGGATATTGCGTTCACACCGCTTGTTATTGTAGAACCGATTGAAACCACTGAAGAGTTTGTATCAACCCCTACAAATTGCGTATAATTCTTACCTGTGTAAGCAAGCACAGTAGAATCAACAGTTATAAATCCGCTATCTGGGAATCCGATTGTACTGTCTACATTCACAATTGTAGTATTGACTCCTACAGACTTAGTTACAAACGTCTTGTTAGTCTGACTAAATGAACCTACCTGCGTTCCTTTTGATATACCTATCTGAAAATAATTTCTACCATCTATAAATGATTTCTCAATTTTATAAATCGATCCGCTTGCACCGCCTTGTGTTAGTGTTTCTCCTTCAATCTTCAAAGGGTTTCCGCTTATCACATCGCATAATAAAACATCTGCGACAACCCAGTCCGCATCTGATGGTCTCATCATAAATTTGGAGGGTTGCACCATCTCTACGGCTTCACCGTACAATCCACCAAATAATATCTTGAATGACTCGTCTGTTCCTTTTGATTTGTAAAAATCAGTTGATTGCCTTATAAAATTAGGTTGATCTAATCTCTCATTCAACCTTCTTTCTGCGAAACCAGGTAATACTTGCTTCTTGAGTTTCTTTAGAAATTCACCTAAAAACTTATTACTGAGATTGTTTACACGAGATTCATTCGCATGTGTTGATATACCACTTACAGTAAATGTAAGACTCTCTGGTTCATTTACTTTATTAATATTTTCGATACCACTGAAACCACGCACACATCCCGTAAATGATGTGGTTCCTATTCCTGTATATGTTATTATCTCACCATCAATTTGCAATAGTCCATATGAACTAGGAAATCCTTCAGTAGACTCAACAAATATAGTTTTATCAACAAAATTTACAGCACTTGTAAGGGATGTGAACCCTGTTAGATTTTCACTGTTTAGAAAATTTAGATTTTTATACTCAACCAGATTATCTGCAATATCTACCGTACCACCCTGAAATTCTTGAGAAATATAATACTGCTCAAGGAAATTTGCAAAATTAGGATTTTCTGATGCGATGGACTCAGGTATTTGACCCTGAACTACCTCATGGATTTTTACTTTGTTTATTGATGTTTCAATCATTAGTATCCACTACTGCTTGAGGATGATGTTGATGACGTTGTTGTTGATGATGTAGATGATGTTGTTGATGTAGATCCTGTTGGAGTTACTTGTTGAGGAGTAGATGTAATAATTTTACTTGTGTCAGAGTGAGATGATCCTGTCATCTTCTGACCATTATTCATTTGATGGAACGGACCAAAGTATGGTTGACCATCGACATATCCTACAAGTGAAGTTGTGGTTGCTGTACTTGATATGATAGCACCCCTTACCTTAGAACCATTCGAGTAACTTGACTGTACATTAAACCTTGTACCTGATGTGTTTGCACCTGAAGCAATAGAATCTTGCCTCATAGAGAAATTACTTTTCCCTATATCAAGTTGTAAGTATAACTCTTTTCTTGCCAAAACATCATTTGATTGTGGAATTGCTTGTACCTCAACAATATTATTTGGTTGAACGGTTGATGTTATATTCACAGTATCTATAATGATTTCACCATGTTTATAATCCACTGTGCCAAATGATTTTGAAAGAATTTTTACATCTGCATCAGACACAATTTGGAATAAGACTAGATTACCAATATCTGAACCTGCGATCTTTTCATCAGTAAGATACACAGTTCCTACTGTTCCTGATATAGAGAAACCAGTTGACTTTATATTATAAGTTGAATTAGGACAATAAAATTCATTATCGAAACACAATTCATATTGAGCAAATTGATTAATACTTGCGTTTAAATTTCTTCTTATTCTTACTGTGGTAATATTTGAAGTAATAGATGTGCTTATGCTGTCTATCAAAGAAAGCATCTTACTGTATTTGAATCTACCACCAAATTTATTTAACTCAGATCCACCTGCAAAAGATGATATTGCACTTACAACATCACTTCTGAGATTCTCAGGATCACCAACAAAGTTTGCATTGTAGTATATGGTACTATCAATCTCAACATACAAGAACTTGAGATCAATAAATTCAGGAACAATTCCAGCAACTGAATAACTTTTTAGAGATGATAATATTTGTTTCTTAGTAAAGTCAGAAAGAAAATTACCATTTCTAGGTTTAGCAGCAATAAAGACTTTTCCATACTGAGGTGGGTTTAGATCCTCTCCTCCGTAAGCACTCACAGATTCTATGTTTGAAAAAACTGTTGGTAGAATTGCTTCATAGTCAGATGCAGTAACTGCTCTATGCTGTGACGCATATCGCCTTGGAGCGTAGTATTTTACACTCTGCAAGGATTCTATCTCATCACCATTATCAGAGGGTTCATTGACGTTTAGAATAGGTGTAAAGTTTTGAAGTGATGCTCCATTTTGATCAATCAATTTACCTGCAAAAGTGAAATCTCTTACACCATTACCATTAGATCCCTCAGTTCTGATGTATGATATCTCAACTACGTTACCATCTGATAATTTTTTACCAAATATATTATCACCAAATAGCAACTCATATTTCTCATCAGTAGTTTCTTGGATAAGATATATGTTTGATGCTGATGTGATACCAAGGATATTATCAACTAAATTGAATTCCGTCACTGTTGTAGAGGATATGTTGTCTCTTACCTTGACTCTAATTGTAGATGTATCAATACTATCATTAGGTAAAACATATCTTTGATTTTTCTGTGCACCATCAACAACGAAATTAGTTTCAAGATATTGCCCTTGAAAAATATCAAGTGTTCCTATTGCTTCACCATTCTCAGCAGTGCCAGTGACTTGTTCTGGTATTGAGAATATGTAACTCGTGCTTGATACTCTTCCGTTCGATATGATACCTGGTTGAAATTTTATGGTGTCAACAGTTGTTGCTAAATCACCTATGAAATAATCAACCTTTGCTTTCGCTGCTCTCTTTGATCTTGGTACGTACCCTATATTCCTCGCTAATGATACAACATTCTCTCTCAGTGTGGCAGAATCAATGAATGTTTCATTCACTGCCATATTAGTATTGAAAGCTGTGATATATGTATTATACGCTAATAAATTTATCAACACTGAAAGGTTAGAACCCTCAAAGTCGAAATCAGTAAAATTACTATTTGCTCTAAGGTAATCCTTAATCGAAGTTTTTATATCATCGAAATTTAGATTAGTGTATTGTTGTAATGCCATTATAACCTAGTTGGTTCTAAGATAAAATTGAGTGTTTGTGATGGAGCAGATAATCCAACGATGTCATATCCAATTGTAATGTCCAATGAATTAGAGTCTGGGTCAGAGTCTACATCAACTCTTCTCAATAATACTCTTGGTTCATGATTGGTTATGGCAACTTCAATCTCATTTTGTATTGGATCAATATATTCATCATCTGCAAGTTCAAATAACGATGCGGTGATTCGTGTGCCAATCGTATCATTGAAGAAAACTTCACCTAGTTGTGTTCTTACCAAATTCTGAACAGACCTCTTGATAGCATCCTCGTTTTTGAGGGGTAGCATATCATTAGTGACAGGGTGTCGTTTAAAAGATAATGATATGTCTTTGAAACCCTGAGATGTTTTTTGAACTGGCACTTCTTACTACGATCTCGTGTATTTATCTATTTAGAGGCAAAAAGAAAGGGAGTCCGAAGACTCCCAGTTATAAAAAGACTAATAAACACTCCGTAGCCAGATTTTCTGTCGGATTTTACTCGTCTTCGGTATCGTAGCCCAAATACTCAACTCGTACATGATCAGGATGGGGTGTGCCCACAGAATAAAAGTCATCTGCAAAAGTTTGCGTGATGTCCATCATTTCTTCCTCAGAAACTGAGGAGTGAACCTTTTTATCCCCAACGTATATATTGTATTTCTCCATCTCTTTGATAGTCATGTTATTATTTGTAATCATTTATAAAATTCTAGTTTTCTCATGACCTACTCTACATTTCGGATCAACCCATATTTCATAACCCGCTTTGATCGCATCAAGACAGAAAGAAACGTCTTCACCACACATGTCTTGGACTTCTCCTGACTCGAATACTTGCATCTGAGGAGCGAACCAAG